ATGGCAACTATCTCACCACGCACCCGGGCGGATGGATCCGTTTCTTATACTGCGCAGATCCGCATTCGCCGGAAAGGCGTGATTATATATCAGGAAAGCAAAACTTTCGATCAGCGTAAGTCGGCTGAGCGTTGGGCGAAGAAGCGAGAATCGTTTATTGATGATGTTGGCGTTGATTCGTTGTTGGATGATCTGACGGTTGGGCAGGCGTGTAAGCAGTATGTTGAAGAGGTGGGTAAGTTGCCTCGCGGTATTGGTCGCTCAAAGAAGAGTGCGTTGAATTATATGCAAAGGCAGTTGCCGCTGGCTGAGTTGCCTTTGGTCGGCCATACGTCGAATGAGTTGATAGATTGGGTTCGGTGGCGTGTGGGTGCTGGGGCTTCTCCGGCGACTGCTGCGCAGGATGTTATTTTTCTTAAGCAGGTGTTTGAGTACGCGCGTTCGGCTTGGGGTAAGCCTGTTGATTTGTTGGTGCTTGAAGATGCTCGGCGGCTGGCGTCTAAGTTGGGTTTGGTTGATCGGGCGAAAGAGGTTGAGCGGCGCCCTGAGCTGGATGAGTTGGATCGGTTGTTTGTGCATTTTGATCGGTCGCTTTCGGGTAAGGGGTCTTATGTTCGGGATCATAGGACAACGCCGATGATTGATTTGGTGGTGTTTCAGATTTTCTCAGCTCGGCGGGTTGCTGAGACTTGCCGTATCGAGTGGGCTGATTTGGATTATGAGAATCAGCGGATTCTGGTGCGTGATATGAAGCATCCGCGTAAGAAGGAAGGGAATCACAAGTGGGTGTCTTTACCGGCGCGTGCGTGGGCTGTGGTGATGGCTCAGCCGAAGGATGATGAGCGTATATTTCCGTTTAATCCTAAGTCTGTGGGGGAGTTTTTCCGGCGAGCGTGTAAGGACCAGGATGTTGGAGTTAAGGGGTTGCGGCTCCATGATTTGCGGCATGAGGGGACATCGCATTACTTTGAGCTGGGTTGGGATATTCCGAGGGTGGCGATGGTGACCGGCCATGGTAGCTGGGATAACCTGAAGCGTTATACTCACCTGGTTAAGTCTGAGCCTTTTGATAAGTATGAAGGGTGGCGTTGGTTGAATCGGTTTGGTGTTGAGTAGTGTTGTTTGAATTTTGTATCTCCTGCTTTGTAAAATTGGCGCCACCGGTAGGGGGCAATCTAGGGGGTAATCTGGCCTCAAAATGCGATGTGACATGTCACGTTTTGTTTAAATAGATTTTACAAATGCGCTTATCGCATACATAATGCACTTGCTTATTGACTAACTCGTCAATAAGCGCAACTCTCTTATTTGGCGTAGATGTGCGCTGTTCTGCGCTATTTGGCGAAGTTAATACGATAACGATAATAATTAATGGACTATCCCTCCACTTTCAATTTTGTACGTGGGGTGGTCGATATGGATGTTAGAAGAGGCGAATATGATGGCAGCTATGGCGGTCGATGCGCAGCACGATCTATATAATGACATAGGACAATCTTTGGCGGCAGTAATGTCTGGCGCTTCAAAATTTGTGCGTCCTGCACATATCGCGCCGGGTCCTAAGCAGATTCAAGAAGCAATGCGAAGGATTACCCACCTTGAAAAAAAGACAGCTGAAGTTGCTCGAAAAAACGCGCGTTTGAAGGTTCATTTGTATGAGTCCTTTTTTTCTGTACAGTTTACAGAGGCTGAAGTTGTGGCGCGAATAGAGGCTGTAGAGAATCATGAGCTACTTCTGCATGGTATATGCGGAGCTCTATTGAATGCGAAAAAGCAGTCTGTAGATGGTGATATACATCTAGGTGAATGGCGTTCAAAGCTAAGTTTTGCTTATAGTGACTTTATAGCTGAAGTACAAAAGGCAGCATGTTTAGCAACAGATGTTGTGAATCACTTACGGCAGTTTGCACCACCGGAGAATGTCTTTGATGGACAACTCAACCTTACCGAAGAAGTTATGGATGGATTCATAGAAGCTTCTGACGCAATTATGGATGATGTGCGCAACGGTAAGGATATAGAGTTTTCATGAGATTTGATGTTAAAGCAGCAAATAAATTATACGACACTCCCGGCTTTGCAGACCTGGCTTCAGATTTTAAAAAGTATGTTTTTTCTGGGAAAAAAGATTTACCGCACTATTTTGGTAAAGATGTTCCGTATTTGAGGCCGCCTGGTGCTGTTGATGCTGATCTCTGGCATTTGCATCTAAAGCAAGGATCTATTGAGGATATAGTGGATCCGCCGCGTTATCCTTGGGATCCAGCTAAAACGCAGCACAAAAGGACAAGCAATAAGTGGCTTGTTTATACGCGAAGCTTTAGAAACCCAAATTGTTATATTATTCTTACCATCATCTTTCCTGATGCTCATGGTTTGGCAGAGCAGCGACCTCATATGGACGGGCTGATTGAGTTGGCAGAAAGGGCAAGGGCAGCGTATTAGCGCTGCCTTTTCATTTTTCGTTTACCTGGACGGCGCCAGTCGTTGTCATTCGGATGGTACGACTTAATGCCGCAGTAAAGTGTTGCGTCAGCCTGGGCTATCATCGGTCCCGGCATGGCCCCGGTAACAGCTAGGGCGATCAGTTTCTTTTTCATGATTGCTTACCCAGTAGCTCAGCTTTTCTTCTGGCGATGATCTTTGCTATTTCAATGATGCGCTTGCCAGTCTGTTTCTTTTTGTCTGGGACTGGATATCGCTCAAATCTATGACCATCAGGGTAGAAGCCCCAGAGCCCAAACCAGCAATACCCTCCCTGATTAATGCCGGTAAAGTCCTCAAGTACCGTGTAGGCATCTTGGCCTTCGCCCCAATAATCAGTTCCGCCACCCACGCACATCACATGAGTTTCATCACACTTCCAAGCGTCGCGGTACATCTCAGGAAGGATCTGGATTAGCCGCTTACTGAGCTTCTTCTCAATGCGAGGATTCATTCTGCTCATTGCGCTGCTCCTTTCATCTTCAGGAAGACGATCATGGCGGTGCGGAGAGGGTTGTTCTGTCCTCGAATGAAATTCGCCCAGCCTACAACCTTCTTAGCTGGTAGGTTTCCCGCTTTCCATGTGTCGTCACTATCCGGCATAACAGCTATTTTGTTCTCAACAATCACCGGCCAGGCGTCTGACGGGTTGTTGCAGTAGTCCTTTAGCTCACCACTTACAGCAGGCTCATGAATTACCTGGCACTGGGTTGAATTACGCACCAAAGCATCACCTCGCTCAGGCACTTCAGAGTCAGGGAAGATAATTGCTGCAACAGATCTATTAATCTCAAAATCGCTCATCTCTTCGTAGTTCATACCGCCTCCTGCTCTGGCTGAATTGGGGCGCTATAAGGTTTCCAGTGGGTGAATTCTTCACCGCCTAAGCTACACCATTCGCCATCTTGGTCGCACTCGCATTCAAAGACGTAGCCATTGCCGTAAGCTAGAATCTTGCTTCCATCAGTTCGTTCAGGCCACTGCACCTCAATACTGATCCAGCCATCGCTCTGAGCGGCAGGGGTGGTGTCATCGATATGCCCAGAGCCACCACAAGCAGGACAGTTCAAATGCTCAGCATCCGCAGCAAGGTTCTGTTGAATCTCTTCAGTAGTGTCGCTAAAAGTAATAACCGGTTTAAATCCCAGCATCGACCAGCCCTGACGTACAGCGCCGCCAGAGTAGCCATCCATTACATAGGTTAATTCAACGGTTAGCTCTCGACCTGTGTACTCAAGCGGGGCTCCGTCAGACATTTCATACGCTGTATTTTCCGTTTCGCGTAGAGTTAAAAGATCACCAACCTGATAGTTACGGTCATTGCGGCGAATCTCAAATGTTTTGCTGCCGGATTCAACGGCTTCAAAGTACTGCTTATCTGTTTTTAGTTCGTGGTGTTTCATCATCCTTCCTCTCTTAAGTTGCTTCTGGCTGCTTGGTGTTACCGTCGGTTAGTTCTTCAAGAGGTAGAGAGCCTTCTTCCGGATATTCTGAAAAGTGAGTGCTAAGGCCGGTATATATGGAGCCATCATCCATTTTTACTTTGGCGTTGGTTTCTATTGTCAGCTCGGTTAAAAGCGCTTCTGAATCGTTGTGATGAACGGACATCTTTTCGTTGATTGCTAGCCCTGCAAACTCGGCTAGATTGATAATTTGTTTGATGTTTAGTGTGATGCTCATTGGTTTTTTCCTTTATTAAGCTGCAATTTCTAGTGTCTGTTGAATTCGATATGGGTCATTTGCCTGGGCTATCGCTGCCATTGGCATGGGGCTAACGCTGTTGCCGCACATAAACACCTGCTGTGCTTTGGTGAATTTACGGCCATCATGCCCGTGAGAGATGATGTAGTTAGCCGGAAATCCTTGGGCGGCATACAGTTCGTGTGGTTGAAGCATCCGCAGGCAGATATCTACAATGACGTAGGGATCGCCTTTAATCCAAACGGTTACTAGGGCTAGGCGGTCTTTGGTGGTTAGGGTGTGGATTGGCTCTCGTAGATCACCCCATTGGCCTCCGGTGCCGTAGTAGCGAATCAAGAATGCGGCGCAGCGTAGGGCGTCTTCTTTATGTTCAGGTGATAGCTTGAGCTCAATTAGCTGCTGTTGACTGCCAGTCTTGGTGATTGTTGTCATTGGCTCGTCAACTGCTTTGGAGTGGGTGGTATTAAATCCACCATTCGCCTGTGCCATGAAGGCAGTTACTAAACCGTGGTGCTGGCCTCCGGCGCTAATCGTCATGAGTGGGTCGTCCACTTTTCGGTAATCACAATTGCTGCGTAGGTGGATCAGGTTGGCAGAAGCTAGGGCAAACCGGTTCTCTGTTGTTTGGGTTCGCAGCGGTTCTTCGATGGAGTGCGCTCTATTCCCTTTAATTTCACCGCCGTAGTAAGGGGTTAATACTGGTGATACAAGGGCGTGAGATCCGCCTTTTGGGTGGGCGGTGATTGTGGTTAGAGGCTTATCAACCTGGTGTATGGTTTCGTGACTCCAGTTAGCAATAGGCACAATGAATGGCTCAGTACGATCAAGAACTTCGCGCTTGATACCTTTGGCGATTCTGCGCATGCTGGCTTCGGCCAGAGGTTTGTCACGGTTGAAGATGCTTTTACCTGGAATAGACCAGTCTATACATTCTGCGGCTGTCCGGAGTTTCTTTTGTCCCTTGGCTGGCTTTTTCGCGTGGGTTGGTTCGGGCCATTCGATGAGGTTGGTGTCTCGCTTTGCGATAAGAAACAACCTTTCTCGTGAAGTGGGGGCGCCGTAGTCGCAAGCCTTTAATAATTTGTGCTCAACGGTATAACCAAGGCTTTCAAGAGAGTGAATGAATTTCGCCCAGGTTTTGCCGCTGCGTTTTTTGTCAGGTATCAGGTGTTGGTTTTGGCGGGGTACTCGTTCGCCTGGTTCCGCTACTCGATTGATTAGTTTGCCTGTTGCTGGGCAAGTGATCTTTTCAAGCGTAATAACGCGGCCTGTTTTTTTGCAGCGCTTGGCGATGAGCGGCCCCCATTGGCGGATCTGCTTTACGTTTTCCAGGCTGATAACTCTAGGGGAGGTGATGCCCGCCCATTTGGTGACAACCCAAGAGAGGTTTCTGATTTCTTTCTTTCTGGGTTGTCCGCCGGCGGCTTGGCTGTGGTGGGTGCAATCCGGTGATGCGTGGAACCAGCCAACCTTCCTACCGCGCAGCGCTTCAGCTGGGTCTACGTCCCATACGTCGGTTTCGTAGTGGGTGCAGCCGGGGTGGTTGGCCTCATGCATACTGATAGCATTAGGGTTGTGGTTGATTGCGATGTGTACAGGCCTCTCTAATCCTATTTCAATCCCTGTGCTTGCACCTCCACCGCCAGCAAAGATATCAACATTAATCTCTTCTTCAATCTGGTTAAGTGGTAGTCCGTATTGTGTTCTAAAATGCGCGTTCATCGCTGTATTCCCTATGCTGGATTTTTCACCCAGAAAACCCCAATTAAGGGGCTTGTTTCGGGGTGTTAAACCTTTCCGTTGCGTTTCAGCTCTTCGTACATCTGGCTGCATTCGGCGTCACAAAATACGCCGTTGATGCCTGGTTCGTGGCAGGCGTGGCATTTGCCGGTGTTGGGCAGGCTGACGGCTTTGGCCTTTTGGTTGGCGAGGGCTTCTTGTAAGAAGAGCTCTGATGTGGCGTTGGCGCGGTCGAGTGGATCGGCGGCTACGGATACATCCATGGGTATTTACCTCTGTATTCAATTCCTTCTTTGCTCAGATAAACGCGGTTGTCTGAGCGGCTTTCAAGTAGTGTGCTGCGCTTGGCCAGTAGGGCTGTACCCTGCACCTGAATCAATACCCATAGGTCTAGTGGGTGAAGATTGGATGCAGGGTTCCAGCGTGGCTGGCTTTGGCAGCTGCAAGTGTTTAGGCGGCTTGTTTGATGCATTGGCCGCTTATCCAGGTGAGTGATTGGAAGAACTCCTGAGTTTCTTCGTCTGAGCCGGTTGGGATCTCATACCGGTTGTCATCGCAGATAATTTCTGGTGTTTTATTTTTGAAAATTGAAATGCTGGCGGTGTCGTCATACATTCCGCTGAGCTGTTCGGTTAGTTGGGCGATAGCGGCGCGGGGCTGGATCGGCGGGTGTTCGCTTTCTGCTTCTGCTGGCTTGTGCCAATTCTGATGGAATTTATTCAGCATCTTCAAGGCATCGATCAGACCGGCGTGTGTAGACCCGTGGGTTCCGGTGATCTCGCGAACCTCATTGAGGTTGTTGATGAGTGCCTGGTTGCTTTCTTGTTCGTCGCTGAGCTGGCTGCGCAGGGTTTCATTTTTATCGGTTAGTTCGCTAACTTGTTTTTGAGCGGCGTTTAGCTGTTCTGTCAGCTCTTTAATTCGGGAGTCTATAACTTCAGGTTTCACTGATGGCTTGGCAGGCGGCTGTTTAACCGGTGGCTTAGTTAGTGATGGAATGTCTTGCAGGGCAGAGGCTGGCGGCTTCTTAGTTGAGGCGAGCCCGGTAATTTTGGGTGCTGTGTTGACCGATTTAAGCGCATTCGGTGTAGCCCGGTACTGGCCGTTTGATTGGTGTACGACAGCGCCTTGCTTAACCAGCTGGTCTAGCACTGCTTTAACTTGTGCTTTGCCTTCTACACCTTGGCTGCTGGTCATAATGACTTGTACGCCTGCTGGCTTTCTAAGTCGTTTCATCGCTTGTAGAACGGCGGTTTGTTTGGTGGTTAATTCCATGGTGTTGATCTCCGTTTATCGTCTACTATTGGCGGCTTGAATCTGCTCCGGTGTCATTGGAGTGCCGTCGCTATTCATGTACTGGCTGCGTTGCTGGGGTTGTTGCGCTTCTGGGTACTGAGATTGAGAAGCGGCTTGTTGATTGCTGTTGTTTCCGTCCAGCATTTGCATTTCAGCAGCGACTATTTCGGTGGTGTAGCGGTCTTGTCCGGATTGGTCTTGCCATTTACGGGTGCGTAATGAGCCTTCGATATATACCTTGGAGCCTTTACGTAGGTATTCACCGGCAATTTCTGCCAGGCGATTAAAGAACACGACGCGGTGCCATTCGGTGCGTTCTTGGTCTTGCCCGGTGTTTTTGTCTTTCCACGTTTCAGATGTGGCGACAGTAATGTTGGTTACCGCATTGCCGCTGGGCATGTATTTGGTTTCCGGGTCGTTGCCCAGGTTACCGATTAAGATGACTTTGTTAACTCCGCGCGCCATTATGCCGCTCTCCTGTTGGTCCAGCTGGCTTGCTCGTCGGCGGCTTGCTGGCGTTGGTTTTCGATGTGTTTTGCTAAATCCTCAACATGGATGAGGAAGGGGGCTTTCTGGCTGTTGCGGTGCTTAAAGACAGGCACCGGCAAGTCGCCATCATTGGCTGCGCGATTGGCTTCTGATGGGGTGTTAAATCCAAACAGGTGGGCCACTTGTTTTAGCTCTACAACGGGGCTGTTGTATTGAAGCATTAGCATCAGCGCTGTGTTGTTGAACTGTTGCATAGCTGGCCGAGTACTGTCGGCCAGAGGCGCTGCACGGCGGCGGCGCGCGGGGCGGGTTTCGCCCTTTGCGCACTGCTGGGTGCAGATGCCGTCATTGCAGCTTTTGCATGTCATGCGGCTTGCTCCAGTTGTTGCTCTGTTGTTTCTAGCTGAGAGTTGATAGCGTGGATCAGCTCTTTATCAGTTGCGTAGAACTGGTTAGGCTCAAGCATGTCTTTTGAGTCTCTGAGCTCAAACCATCGATGATCACCGTCTATCACTAGCGTCACATCCTCAGAGAAGCTTGTTTCTGCTCTGAGGTGATTCAGGTTTGTGATGGCCACTCCTACGCTGCCAAGTGTTAATCCTCCGTGTAGTTCATAGTAGAAAGCAGCTATTGCTTTATCTGAACCGAAGTGAAGGTAGGATTTGAAGCAGCCAAATTTACGCTTTTGACGGAGCTTGTTGGTTTTTTCATTCAAACGAGTCACGATTGATTCAGCTTCAACAAGCTCAGGCAGTGATACTTCAAGTAGGCGCTTAAGGCGTTTTGGGTCTTCAATGCCGCGTATCTCATGCTCAATAGCCAGCCCGATAATCTCCAAGGCTCTTTTTTTGATCATGGTAAGTTTCATGCGGCTTGCTCCATTGTTGGGGCTTTGAAGACAAACGGTAGGCGGTCGCCGTAGCGGATGCAGTTTTTCAGCCGCTGTAAAATTTGCGCTTCTGCTTCATCCAGTCTGTTTGTTTCTTCCAGCGCTAGCCCTGCTGGGTGCCATAGGCAGCTGTATTCCAGATAGTCTGGATTGGCTTTAGGGTGCATCTGCATAAACAGGGTGGTTGCCTGGCCTTTGTCTGTGGCAGCGATGGTTTCTGATACCAGGTTGTCTTTGCTGATTGTGCCGGTGATATCAAATACCTGAGTGCGCTCTACTTCCTCGCGCTCCTTTTGTATGCGGGCGAAGATTTCTTCGCGGTGCACTGCGACATCTTTAGGTGCATTTACGCCAATGCGTACCTGGTTGCCGGTTACGCCGAGTACGGTGACTTTGACATCATCGCCAACCATCATGGTTTCGCCGATACGGCGGGTGAGAATTAACATTGTTTTGCTCCTTGCATGTTGTTGATTGTTTTCACCCAGAAAGCCCCAGTTAAGGGGCTTTAGTGGCTGTTGATTGGGATGGTTAGTTGAAGAAGGTGACTTTGTCGGTCAGGCCAGTATTGATTTCCTGCTCTACTTCTTTGAATGCATCTTCTTCCATGCGGTCTGGGCGTAGCAGGTCGTACCACATCACCAGCTTGCCATCGGAGATGCGGTAGCGCAGACGGGCTGTTACTTCATATTTGGCGCCGCCTTCATATACCGGAATGCCCAGCGTGAATTCTTCAGGTACTTCTAATTGCCCTGCTGATCCGTTGGTTGTCTCGTTGTAGGTGAACTGGATATCACCGTTGCTGAGGCGTTGGTCGGATTTGAATTCGATGTTCTTTTTCGCCTGCAAGGATTTGGCGATGGTGAGCATGTCAGAGCCAGAAGGGTTGGCAATGTCGATCAGGTTGTCTTCAATGAAGCGGGCAAAATCAACCTGTGGCATGGGTTTACCGTCGTTGCCTTTCCACGTCTTCCAGCGGATATCAACTGGGCAGCTGTACGTGGCGGTGTGTTGGCACCAGCCAGGGCCGTTCAGTGGGTCGTGGTAGTCCAGAATAGCTTTGAACTGTTGATTTTTCAGGTTGGCGAATACAACTGAGTAATCGGTACCGAAGTCTGCAACGTACTTAATGAAGGATCGGGCGGTAGCAAGGTTTAGATCCTTCTCGATTCGACGGGGGCGATCTTGGTATTGCTCAAGATCCTGAAGTTTGTGGCCTTCCGGCAAAACGGCATAATCGCCGTCGGCTGTTTTGGCTTCTGCTGTACCGGTGACTGCATTGATGATTCGATTGATAAAGTCTTGCATTGTTGTTGATCCTGTATGGGTAGTTTTTAAGGGTTAGTTGTTAGGCGTTAACCTGGCGTAGTGGTTGTTCGGTTTGTTCTTCGCTGCTGGTTACCTGTTTCAGCTCCAGCGTGCCTTGGTTTGGATCGTGGCTGATCAGGTTGCCTTCTGGGGTACCCCAAAGGATGGTTTTGCCGCGTGGTAGTTGTGGCAGCTTAGATTTGATCTCTTCCTCAATGCCGTACATGCCTTCGCCTTCGGGCTTGATTTTCAGCACGACGGTCAGCGTGGCCATTTTTTGTGTTTCGCGTACTGCGTCAACACAGGCGGTTAGCTCTTCACTCAACTCCTGAGCGGCGCCAGTGCGCAGGGAGTTCAGGGTGTGTGTAAACAGGTCGGGGCGATGTTTATTGCTCATTGGATTGCTCCTTGCTTGGTTTCTTATGCAGCTTTGCTGCGTTCATTTAGTAGTTCTTTCAGCCAGCTGAGGCCGGTACCGGTGATTAGCGTGGCGGTGTATTGCTTGTCGATGCCTACGCCGTTTTGATAGCCCCGTGTGTCTACTGCGAAGTAGCCTGCTTTGATGTATTCCGGCTTGGGTAGCGTGCCGTTGGGGTAGAAAACCCCGGCTTCGCGTAGCTGGTTACAGAGTGTGGTGCGGCCAATACTGAGTTGTTTGGCTGCTGCCTGCAGGCTGAGTCCTTGTATTTGTCGGGTGCTCATGGGTACCTCCGGGCGGTTATGCCGCTGTCGGTGGGTGCTCGTCGTTTCTGAGAGAGCGTATTTCGTTTTGGGAGATCAGCTGTACTGCGCGGCCATTGCGAACAATAAGGGCAGTACGTTGTGTTCTGCGTTCCAGTGCTGCAACTGCCTGGGGTTGATCCATGCAGGTGGGGTGTAGATAGATGTTTGATGCCTTCATGGTGGTTCTCCCTTTGTTTTTGCTTGCAATAATAATAATAGCAATGGTATTTTAATAGTGTCAATACCGTTGCTATTATTTTTTAATATGAGTGGTTTTTATGCGGTTGCTTAAATTGAGCGGGATGTAGGAATTAAATTGCAGGCATTAAAAAACCCGCACGAAGCGGGCTTTGGGGGTATGTTTAAATGTATTTAAAGTGCTTTAGAGCAGTACCGGCAGATTTTTGCTTCTGATTTGATGAGCTCAGCGCAATGTGGGCATTTTTTGGAATCACCGGAGCTAATCGCTTTGTTATCGATTGCTTGTTGGTCTGGCTTCATTATCAGGGAGTGGGGGAGTGCAACGATAAAGAGTAGCGCGCCGTAGAGCCACCATAAGCCAAATGAACCGCCTTTACCGCTAGCGATCGCTGCGGGTAGACAGCCGAGAATGGCTGCAAAAATAAGTATTTCCATTTTGTATATTCCTTTATCAGTTTGGAGATGTGGTTTATTTAGGTGGGGTTTTTTAATGCTTCATAGGCGATCAGTGTTTCTTTAATCGCTCGCTTCTCGGCAGCGGGCACAATGTAGTCATGGTAGTACTGGCGTCCTTGAAAGCGGAGAATTGTTTTTTTAGAGTCTGCGATTTTGCGGATGAGCTCTAGGTCTTGGTGGGTTGGTGTTGTGTCATGCCATTCCCATATCTGGCCGTAGCCGTTGTCTCGTTCATACTTCAAATTTTCTCGGTAGTAGTTTTGGCCGTCTATGGATAGGGTGTAGCCTTGGATAAATAGCCAGTCTTCCCCTTTGTATCTGGTAACTAGTCTAAGCCAGGGGTCTGAATGTTTTGATTTTCCGATATAGATGTATATGCCTCGACTTGTAGTGGGGGCTTTAGTGTGTGTGTACCAGGTAACACCTCTGACTTCGTCGTGTTTCTTTTTCAGGCTTCTGGTGGCTCTGGCGATTTCGGCTTTTTTCTTGGCTTTGGCTTTTGCTGCAGAGGCTTTCCGTTGCTTTTCAATAGCAGCGAGCTGGGCTTCGACTTTTTGAAGTAAAGCTGTCCCTTTTTTAAATTCTGGTGAGTCTGGGTGTTTCTCTATTAGTTTTGATAGGTGGGTTTTTGCTGATTTGAGTTCGTCTTGCTGGATTAGTCGTTCAGATTTTTTCAGTAATCTGTCTGCGCCGTGTTGAATGTCATCAAGCTGTTTTTTTAGCTGTTCAACTTGCTGTTTTAGTTGGTTCCGCTCAGATACTAGTGCGTTGTGCTCTTGAGAGCTTGGTCCGCAGGCGCTCAGTGTGGTTGACAGTATTAGGATTGCTATCATTTTCAGATTGTTTTTCATCGTATTCTTTTCCTTGTCTCACGTCCTGTGTAACAGAGGTTAGTTTACCCGGCAATTTGATCAATGAGTAGTCTGATTGTCTGCTGAATAGGTTGGGGGAGCTTGGCTAACTGATTGGTACTGTCTGGGTGCTGGCCGCGTAGCCACCAGTCCAGCGTTATGTTGTATAGATCGCAGATTGCTATCATGTCTTCAGGATTGCTGGGCAGCTTCTCACCCCACTCCCAGGAGCGATATGTATAAAGGCTCTTGTTGAGTGCTTTGGCAGCATCCTTTTGCGTATAGTTTGCCGCTTTCCGTGCGTTTTTCAGCCGTTTGGCTGCTGATTTCCTCACGGGCATATTGTGTCGTATTTATTTTGCTGTGGCGCTGTAGTCATTCAAAATGGGGGACTTTGAGCGCCTTAAGTCACCCAATAAAGATGACCAGGTACGGGTTGGTGCTGTTTAGGTGTATAGTCCCGCAGCAAAATAAATGCTACGGCGTTATCTGAGTTTTGTGCCGCTGTTAAGGTGGTCAGTTATTATACGGTACTGTATACTTATACAGTCCTTTATTGGACAAGGAGGTTTTGGATGACTGCAAATAAGAGTAATGTGGTTTACTTGAATGAAGAGTATGCGCGTATGCGTGAGGCTGAGGATATTCTGAAGTCACGGATTGCGCTGGAGCGTGACCGTGCTGTGGGTGATTTTGAATATGCGCAGGCGATGATGGAGCTGCAGATAAGGGAGATCGCTTGGGCTAAGCGATGGCAGATTAAATAACGCTAATCCTGGCGGCATCGATGATTGCATCAGACAAGTCGTCTGCCGTCAGGCCATTATTAACACACGATGAAAATACACCGGCAACAAGTCTGGCTTTCTGTTCTGAGGTTAAAACGAATTTCTTTCGTTCTATGTTGTGAATGATCTCTTTTAGCAGTGAGATCTGCTCTTTGTTAAGTTGCATCCTTGCGTTATAACTCTTTTGTGGTTCGTTGATTTCACTCGCTTCGTTAAGTTCGAAGCTGAAGTCGGGGTCTATTTCTGTGACATCCACTTGTAACAGTTTTGCAAATTTTATTTTTGCATCAGTGTTTAGGGGTGTTTTTTTATTGAGGTAGTGGCCGACACCGCCTTGTGTCCAACCTAAAAGATGACCGGCCTTTTCTTGTGTTAGGCCGAGTTCTTTTTTCTTTCTATCCCAGATGTTTCTTAGGTTGTCAGCCCAGAGAATCTGCTTTTCCGTCAGTGTTTTCCTCATAGTGCAAAGCATATTAGTTTAGGTATTATTTTTCTAATAGCATTGCTATTGATATGAAAAAATAACATTGCTATTATTCCGGTTAGGAGGATTTGCTATGTCTGAGCACACAAATAAAGCGGTCGAAAAAGCGATCGATATTTTCAAAACACAGAAAGCGTTAGCAAAGGCTGTCGGAGTAACACAGGGCATGGTCTCTTTTTGGTTGCTCGGTAAGACAGATGTCGCATGGGATAAGGCGATCAAGATTGAAGAGGTTACTGATGGAAAGGTAACTCGCTCTGATTTGCGTCCTGACATTTTTGGTCATCCCGAATCCGTTAATTAATTTCAGTTTAGCAGTAAGTTTTTTTAGAAATACGGCAATGCACGGAGAAAATCGCCATGAAACAACAAGCAATTAAGGATGATGGCCGGATGTTAGATCCGGTAATGGCCTGCTATCACGCCTGTCACGGTTTTAAAGGTGGGTTAACAGTGGTGGCTCATCTGATGCACGTTAACTACAACACCTTCCAAAAGAAACTAAACCCAACTCAAACCACGCATGTGCTGACTGCAGCTGAGATGGTGCAGATTATGCAAATCACGGGCGACCAGCGGGTTATTGATGCGTTGTGTGCTGCGGCGGATGGTGTGTTTATCGCGAATGATCATGTGCCGGAAGTGGTGGGTGATATGGATTTGCTGGAAACCTTTAGCGAGTTTATGAGCTGCGCTAATGCGGTGCAGCAGCATGTAACTCACTCGCTGGCCAATGATGGTTGTGTGGATGATCTGGAATACAGCCGCTTACAGCGTATGCAGGGTGAGATGGATAAGGCCCAGGCGGTATTGAATCAACTTGTAGAACATTACCGGGGGTAAGTGATGAAGCTGATTGGTTTATCTGGAGCGGCGGGTGTAGGTAAAGACACGGTTGCCAGCATGGTGTTAGGCCATGTTTCAGGCCATGCGGTGGCGTTTGCTGATCCGCTACGTAGAGCGGCTGTTGAAGCGTTTGGTTTAAGTATGAATCAAATGCTAGACCGCGAGCTGAAAGAGACAGTTATAGACCGCTGGGGTAAGTCTCCCCGCGAAATATTGCAGCTGATGGGTACGGAATCTTTTCGTGATGTATTTGGTGATGACCATTGGTGTAATCGCGCAGATCTCACTCTGGATCAGTTGATTGAGATGGATCGCCGTGAGGCAACTTCTGCTGATGTGTGTATTTGGACGGATGTGCGGTTTGAGAATGAAGCGCGCTGGATCCGCGAAAAAGGTGGCGTGATTGTTGAGATTCGTCGCTCGTCTGTATATCCGGTGGGTGTTGTAGGCCATCGCTCTGCTCAGCCGTTACCGCCAGAGTGTGTTGATTGGACTGTTTATAACGAAGCTGGGATCGATGAGCTGCAGGCTAGGATTCCTGAGAGGTTAGCTGGATGGTTGTCTGATGCGGTGCCTGTTCATGAGGCTCGCCGTAGGGCTGCTTAAAAAAGCCCTGGTGTGACTAGCACCGGGCTTGGCTTACGCATGGACTACCTAAGAATAAGCGCAACGATTATAGAGGGAATCGCGAATGAACAACAAGGGGCGGGATTTTGAAGCTTGCACGCTGGATGAGGTCGCTGATGCATTGTGTTACGTGCATGCTGATAAGCGTGATATCTGGATCCGTATGGGTTGTGCAATAAAGAATGAATTTGGTGAAGCCGGTTTCGATGTATGGGACCAGTGGAGCGCTGGTGATGAAGGCTACAACAAAAAGCAGATTCGGGCAGATTGGAAGGCGATAAAAACGGCGGGTAATCGCGGCACTATCACTATCGCCAGTTTGTTCCATGAGGCAATTGCTAACGGCTATAAACGCCGTTCAGTCAATGAGGAAGATAAGAAACGCCTGGCAGATGAAGCCGCTCAGCGAAAAGTTGAGCGTCAGAAAGAAGCGCTGGCTGAGGCAGAGCATGATAATAAGCTGGCGGCTTACGCGGCGAATGCAGCCCGGACAATCCTCGGGCACTGCAAGAAGATTGGTCGGTCTCCTTATCTCGGAGTGAAGAAGGTTCGGGGGTTCGGTGTTTTTTTTCCTACAACAGCAATGATTCACATTGTTCAGCAGCAGCCATTGAATTGGCAGTTGTTGATTGTTAAGACCGACCGGGATCAGTTCTGGAGATCTCGCAAAAACTGGACTGAGTACGACCATGAGATCACTTCCTTTGCTGCCCTGCAGACGGATACGTTGATAGTACCGATGGTTGATGAGACCGGACTGGTGCAGAACCTGCAGCTGATTTTTAAAGCAGGTGGTAAGAAGTTTTTGAAGGGTGGCCGTAAAAGTGGCTGCTGGCATCTGATAGGTGAGGTTTCAGATTCTTTAATTGTGGCTGAGGGCTATGCAACAGCGGCGAGTATTCATGAGGCAACGGGCTTGCCTGTCGCAGTGGCGTTTGATGCGGGTAATTTGTTGCCGGTCGGTCAGGCTTTGCGGGCGCTTTATCCTACTGCATTGATGTTGTTTGCGGCTGATGACGATCATGAAACAGAAGCGGCGGGCAAGGGTAATCCGGGGTTGGAAAAAGCTGAAATGGCTGCAGCAGCGGTTGGTGGTTGTGTTGTTTCACCAACGTTTGTCGCGGAGGCTGCAGCGTAACTATGGGTAAAAGTAACCAAACAGACTTTAATGACCTGCATGTTTCTGAAGGGTTAGCTGCAGTGCGTGACCAGGTGATGAGCGCGGTTGAGCAGGCGCGGAATGCACCGGCTGCTAATGACAGCCCAGCTGGATACGATGATTATCCAGAGTTAGCGGGAGTGGGTGACCATGATGACTCCCCGCACCCCTCTGAACAAAGCAAGCCCGCTGCCAAATTTACCATTGGTACTCTGATTCAGCGTTATTGCTACGCAATGCCCGATGGAAAGATCTGGGACAGCCATAAGAAGCAGTTGGTTAAGAAGGTGCCTTTCCGTGAGTTGATCGGTAAAGAGCTGTTCAATGAGTGGATGGCACACGAAAACCGCCGGGTTGTAGAGCAGGATGTAGTAAAACGCGAATCCTTCGCCGCCCAAAAAGAGGGGCGCGGGGGTATTAGTGAGGCGCTGCAACGTTATGTGTATCTCTACCCTGAAACCAGTGCTTGGGATCGGCAGAAACGCAAGGTTGTATCGATTACTGGTTTGAAGGTGGCAATAGCTGATTGTTTTGATGATTGGATCAAGCATCCGCATCGGGATGAAATCGATATTGAAAACCTGGTATTTGATCCGACCGAATCGGTGGATCCTGATACGCATATCAATATGTTCCGTGGGTTGGCGCTTAAGCCTGCTGAGTCAGAGAAGGGGTGTTCTGCCATCTGGGATTTGATTCGGTTTCTCTGCAACGATGATGATGCTGTGTTCAGTTGGTTAATTAAGTGGTTGGCTTATCCACTGCAGAACGTCGGGGCGAAGATGGCTACGGCGGTGATGATGCACTCTGAAATTCAGGGGTCGGGTAAGTCGCTTTTCTTTGATGGTGTGATGCGCAAGATTTATGGCGAATACAGTGCAACGCTGGGCCAGCATCAGCTTGAATCTCAATACACCGATTGGCGTAGCCAGATGTTGTACGGGGTGTTTGAGGAGATATTCAGCCGCGATCAGAAGTACAGCCACACCGGCACGCTTAAGCAGATGATTACCGGCGAAACAATGCGGATTGAGAAGAAATTCGTTTCAGGCTGGGAAGAGGCCAACCATATGAATGCGGTGTTTCTCTCTAATGAGATTCAGCCGTTTCCGGTAGAGGCGGGTGACCGACGTATGTTGGTGATTTGGCCGGAAGGTAAGTTAGACCACACGCTTAGAGATCGTGCGATAGCAGAGATTAATGGCGGCGGGGTTAAGGCTTTCTACCGTTATCTGTTGAATGTCAATCTCACTGGTTTCCACACTCACTATGAGCCACCGATGACAGATGCCAAAGATCGGTTGATTGATTTCGGTCGGTCGGGCTGGGATTCATTCTATCAGGAATGGCGAAGTAAGCGGCTTTGGGTGCCGTACGCTCCCTGTCTGATGTCAGATTTGTACCAGGTGTATAAGGACTGGTGCCATAGCGGCAATGAAAATGCGATTAGTCTCAAGCGGTTTAGTTCGTTTGTGTCGGTACCGAGCCGGGGTAAGCGGCGGCGGGATGTCACGTATTACATTGGCACCAGTAAAAAGACGGGGACGTTCCTGGTGGTGGGTGATCAACCGGATGGCGAGACTCAAAGCAAGTGGTTGGGTGAGTGTGTTACTGACTTTAGAAAAGCGATGGAGGTGCATCGTGCGACTTAATTTACCGGACTTACCGGATGTAAGGTTTCAATGTCCGGGACGGCAACCTATTGAAATTAATAGGTTTACCGGACTTACCGGACTTACCGGAGGTTTTTACCGCGCGCGCGGGCGTATTTTTACGCGGTAGTCATTGGTTTAAGTAACAAAAAAAACTCTTACGCGAGGCTTAAATAATGTCCGGTAAGTCCGGTAGGTCCGGTAAGTGTAAGTAAATCAGTTAGTTATGTTCCCGGATGTAAGAAAAAATGTCCGGTAAATGTCCGGTAACGGAGTTTTAAGGGGAAAGGAGCGGTTAGCAATGAGTAATTCATCAAACAGCATCGGGGTAAGCAGAATGGCGGAACGGATGATCCCATCAATCGATAATCGGTTGACCAACTGGGCAGAATGGAAGGCGCGGGATAAGTTCGATGATCCGGGTATCGGATACGGCCGCAGCGTTGTATCAACACTCATGGAATCGAAAGGGGTTGTCGTACGCAGCACGGTACCAGCGTCCAGCATGCCTGATGCCATCTTTGACACTGATAAGGCAGTTCGTCATATAGAAAAGAAGAAACCAGAGCTCGGCCAGGTGATCCGTGAGCATTACCTGAACATGACCAGCACCCCAGTACAGAAACACGCTGCCTGTGGCTGCAGCAGCAGCACATACCACCGCCGACTGGCTCAGGCTCATCAGGCAGTGCAGATGATGCTACCAGGTGGCAAACGAAGCCGGGCGCGTGAGCTGATCACTGTGCGCGAACTGAAGAAGGCAGGGTGAGGTGTTAACTCTCTGTCTTTGCTTGGGTGCCTTTTATGTGTTTGATGCAGGGGCTTCATACGCGAAGGCTGAGCGCTTACTTAGTGTGTTTAAGTTGGTATTTGGGTTTTATTTTTTAATTGCTGCGATTGGGTCAGTGTAGTGGTGGTGGGTGAGATGATTGAAGCGAAGAGTAAGGTTGACGAGTCTGTTACGACTGAGTTGTTATTTGTGAACGATGGTGAAACCAATGGATAAATGGACAAGCGTAGAAGACAGTCTTCCCGCTATTGGGCAGCCTGTGATTCTATTTTCTAACGGCGATGTGCAGAATGAAATCTACACCCTTGATGCAGGGGATGTGAGTGATTATGAAACTGAGTATTTCTGGATTAATAATCACATAGATTGCAGCGAGGAGAGTTACAAAGTGGACCCTAAGCAATATTGGATGGCACTGCCTCATCGGCCGGATATCAAAAGCTGCGCTAACTGCGGCAAAGAGAATCCGGTTAAGGATATGAAAGTATGTATGCACGCTGGGATGCATCGATATGTATGTGATTCAAAGTGCATGCGGGAGTTCTACAGATAACATGGATGCTCAGCGGCGCTGGCGTCCGCTGGGTGAGGTGTTATAAAAAATGTCAACGGCGTAAATAAGCGGTTGACGCCGTGGGAATGGGGTGGTATTTTTGTGTTAACTTCTGAAAAGTGGGTAACGAAAACCGGATTCCGAAAGGGCTCCGGTTTTTTTGTGTCTGTTAATCAGAGTCTCTTCAATATGTAGTACTTATACCCGGCCATTGTGCCGGGTTTTTTTATGCCCGGAGGGTGGTGATGGCTAAGTTTGGTAAGCGAAGCGATGAGCGGTTGAATAGTAGTCATCCAGATCTACAGAAGATATTCACCGAGGTGGTTAAGGGATTTGATTGCTCAATTCTTTGCGGTCATCGAAGTAAAGCTGACCAGGACAAAGCAGTTGAAGAGCGTAGATCCAAAGCTGCTTGGCCTTCCAGTAAGCATAATTCTATGCCGAGCATGGCTATTGATGCAGCGCCATATCCTATCGACTGGCGTGACCTGAAGCGGTTTTACATGTTTGGTGGTTATGTCTTAGCTATTGCGAGCCAGTTGTACGAGGCGGGTGAAATCTCTCATCGGTTACGGTGGGGTGGTGATTGGGATCTCGACACAGAGGTTTCTGATCAACGTTTTAATGATCTTCCGCACTTTGAATTAATACGACCGGAATAAATTATGCAGCTGGTTTATGTGTTGGTAGCTCTGGCTTTTATATGGGTTGCTCGTTCTTGTTTTTATGTATGGCATCTCACGCAAGTTGCAGACCCTAAGCGCAATCTGACTCATTTTGCGCAACATCAAGTAGTGCTTATCTTTGCGGCTTCAGCTTTCGGGGTTGGGTTGTGTTTTGTTACAGCATCCCTGCAGGAGTGCGGGGTTGGTTCGTTGAGTCGATGGTGGGCAGTGTTTGATGTTCTGCTGGCGATTATTTTACTGGCTCAGCTAAAGAATTTAGAAGTATCACTCTCAGCAGGAAGGCAAGGATGAAGGCGATGTTAGCGGATATGGCTGAGCGGGCAATGGTGTATGTGTCTTATGGTTTGCCAGGTGGTTTGGGTGCAGGTGCTAACTACCTGTATCTGCATGCCAGCAAGGGTAAGCCGCTGAGTATGAAAGGGCTGATTATCTTTGTTCTGCTGGGTAGCTTCACAGTGAATATGATTGGTCCGCATATCCCTGTTGATATGCCGGGGCGCGATGGTGCTCTGTTTGGTTTGGGCTTTATGTTCTGGCCGATACTGGCGGCGCTGGATTCTAAAGGCGGTGCTTTCGCTGATTACTTCGTTAGCAAGTTTGGCTCGAAATAGGTGCAGTGATGAGACTTAAGCTGATAGCAACAGCGGTAATACTTGGTATCTGCGGGCTGCTTTGGCGGCAGGTGCAGCAGAACGGTGAGCTGAAAGCGACCAATAACCAATACCTCACAACAATCAATGCTCAGTCAGAAGCGATGAAAGATCTGGCTGAGCGGCATATAGAGACAGACCTGATGCTGGCTGACTCTCGTGCATATACAAACACCCTCAATCGTAAAGCTCAAGGGCTGGAAGATGACTTACGAAAGCAAAATGATGAATGCAATAATCGCCCTTGGTCTAGCGCTACTATTGAGCGGGTGCGGCAGTTCCGGGCCGGTGAAGACTGAATACAAACGTGAAGCAGTACCAGCTGGTTGGCTTGTCCCTATATCGCCTCCTGAGTTAATCGATGGTGTAACGAATGACACTCGGTACATCAGGCAATGTGAGGTTGCTATCAAGCAATGCAACAAAGACAAAACCGATATCAAAGGTTGGTCAGACAAGCGTTAATTATCTGAAGCGAGGTCGTTATGCTGGATGCAACAGTTGATCTCGCTGGGTTCTCTAAGAGGTTGGGTAAGTTAAGCGCAGCATCAGATAAGGCACTAGCAACCGCTTTAACCTGGACAGCCTGGGATGCGCGGGCAGAAGTGCAGAAAGAGATGGATAGTGCATTCGATAGGGTAACGCCTTGGATGCGGCGGTCTATCTATGTTGATCGCGCAACAGTTCAGAACCCTGAGTCAGGGGTGAAAGTCTCTAAATGGAAAGGTAACGGAAACAATAATCCAGCAGCTAGAACGCTGATGCCTCATGTTAGAGGTGGTGAGCGTGACCAGAAAGCGTTTGAGTGGAAGCTGCAGCGTGCTGGTGTAATCAGGGCTGGTCAGTCAGTAATGCCTGGTTCAGGTGTGCGGCGCAACCGATACGGGAATATGACCGGCGGACAAGTGGTTAAGCTGCTGTCGAACATGAATGCTCATACTGAGCAGGGCTACACCATGAACACTCGCAAAGCTTCAAAGCGAGTGCAGTTCCTAAAGCGTGATAAGAGCGGTAAGCCAATCGGTATCTGGGAACGGCGCAGTCGCCGCAAGGTTGTACCTATTCTAGCCATTGTTGATAAGGCTGCACGCTACAAGAAAACGTTTGATTACTATGGCGTCATCCAGAGAGTCCGGGATGCTAAGTTCCAAGATCAATATCGAAGAGCTCTCAAGAAAGAGCTGAAGAAAGCAATTAAATAGCATGGGTCCTTCTACCCAGAATACTCCGTACGGGTAATTCGATCCGCAGTTTTTTTTCAGATGTGGTGGTTTTTTAACTTGCTTCCTTCCTTTTATAATCAATGAGTTAGCTAAGTTTTGGATAAAATTGACCGGCGTAATGAGCTCTGTCTTCAGCGGATAAAGATCGAGACTGAGCAGCTGCCATATGCCCACACGGATCAACGCCGCCGCGAGCTCATGGCCCGGCTGCAGCAGATCGAATATGAGATAAAGCTGACTTATGAAGATCAATCCGAATAGCCAAGGCCAGCGGGTTAATAAGAAACAGTTGGCTGAAATATTTGGTATCAGTGAACGCAGTTTCACTGAGTATCAGAAAGATCCGCAGTTCCCAATCCTGAAAGACGGGGAGCGGGGTGAAAAGAATACCTACGATACTGCTCAGGTTTTTCGTTATCTGATGTCGGTATCTGAGAGCAAATCAGCAAATGAGCAGAGCAGCCTGGCGAAGGCTAAGACTGAACAGGCTGAAGCTGATGCAGCTTTAAAACGGCTGAACTATCACGAAAAATTGGGCACTTTGATTCTGAAAGAAGATGCTCAGGACCTATTAAAAAAATGGGCGGTGAAGGCGATCCAAGAATATAAAGACGGGTTTGATGGATTTGTTGAGGACTTGCAGGATCAGCTTGAGATCGAAGTGCCCGAGGAGTTAATTGAAACCTATGTTACCTCTACAAACAAGCGAGTTGGCCGCGCTGCAGTCGAACTTGCAGGAGGTGACAGCTGATACGGCGCTGATTTGGGAGCCGCCTGAAATTCTGGGAACCGTCGATTTTCTGGAACAGAATTACTATCTGCCTGATGCGGGGCGGCATTACAGCTTTCACTTCACGCCGTATTTTTTGGGTGTCGCGCTGGCTTTGGATGATCCTGAAGTCAAAGAGATTGACCTGCGGAAGGCATCGCAGATCGGCTGGACCATCTTCATTATTGGTTACATCCTGCGGCGTATTGACTACGCGGTGTTTAAGCGAAGCCCAATCATGGGGTTGTTTGCGAAAACGGGTGACGCCAAAAACTTCCATGATGAGAAGTTAGTAGAAATTGTTCGGGCCAACCCTTTTGCTGAAGAAGTTCTGGGTATGTTGGTCAGCCGGAAATCTGGCAATCGCTGGGATAACAAAATATTCACCGGTGGCTTTCTAAAGCTGGTCGGTTCTAACTCTCCGGGCAACGTTAAATCAACCTCTAAAGTGGGTATTGGTTTCGTTGAAGAGCCTGATGATACTCAGGACAACGTTGCCGGTCAGGGTGATTCAATTGTTAACCTGGCTGAACGACTTAAGCGTTATGTTGGGTCGAAGCTGATTGTTGGTGGTACGCCAGCTGTAAAAGGGTTATCGAAAACAGATGCCCGCCTAAAAGGTACTGACCAGCGAGTTTTACCGATCGTTTGCCATGAGTGCGGTGAATCGCATGTATTGGATTGGTCGAATGTAATTTGGGATAGCGAGGCGTTTACAGAGCCTCACCCTATCTACGGTACCAGCGATCCGGAAACAGCAGTATATGTCTGTTCAAACTGCGGTACCGAGTGGAACGACAAGCAGCGACAAACCAATATTCGTAAGACCTGCTTTGATGCGTACCTGTCGGGTGACAAGTTCGCGGGCTGGACCCCTACTGCGCCATTTTATGGCAAGGCTGGCTTTCAGGATTTGAGTGAGCTTTATGTCTGCATGCCTGGTACATCACTGGCTGATGTAGTTGCGGACTATCTTGCAGCTGAAGCTCAGTCTGATGTTGGCGATGAAAGCCTGATGATAGCTTTCATTAATCAGAAGCTGGGTCAGTCGTATGAGTACAAGGATGACAACTCAACAGCAGAGGAACTGAAAGAGAAAGCAGAAGATTATCCTGAGCTGATTGTACCGCGCCGAGCGTTGATTCTGACTATCGGTATTGATGTCCAGCGGGACAGGGTAGCCGTCACAGTGTATGCCTGGGGGCCAATGATGGAGTCCTGGATTATCTACTTCGGGGAGATTTGGGCAGCACATAATATCAACGATATTAATGATCCAGTTTGGTCGGAGCTTGATAAGCTGGTGTTCGGTTCGTATGAGCATGAGGCCGGCTGTTATCTGTCGGTGCTTGCTGCTGATATTGATACTTCAGATGGTGTCACCCAGAAAGCTACATACCATTATGTTCGTTCTCGCCGAGGTCGCGGCGTAAATGTGCGAGCGATTAAAGGTGCTAACCAGCTGGATGCCCCGCCGGTAACCGTCCCTCGCAAGATGGATTTAAACGCTACCCGTACCGGTGCTGACAAGTACGGCTTGCAGTTATGGAAAGTGGGTACACAGCTTCTGAAAGATGAGATCGCGGGGGCGCTTAAGTTGCTTGGTAATGGTCCCGGCCGATTGCATATTTATGACAGCATTCGATCTGATTTCTTTGATCAGATGACCGGCGAAATTAAAGCGCCGCATCGAAGCATTAAAAATAAACTTATGTGGCAACCGAAAGCAGGCCAGCCTATTGAGGCATGGGATTGTACGGTTTACGCGCGTCATGCAGCGCAGGCTGAGAAGCTTCATATTAAGAAACCAGATTGGTGGCAGCAGAAAGAAGCGGTACTGCTGCAGGGTGATTTGCTGGGTGATTCGGCAGAGCCGGATAATTTGGTTCGTAGTATCAACCACAATCCGGAAGAAGTGGAAGTTGAAGTTGCAGCTGAATCAAAAGAGCAGCCAGCGGCCTCAAAGCCTTCAGTTATCACAACGCGGCCGACCAACCAATCAGCCAATACCAGTGCAGCCCCAACAATGGCAGAACTGGCAAGAAGAATGGGTAATCACTAATGACAACACAGCAGCAACTAGCTGAAGCGCAAACTGCTTTGCACAAACTGATGACAGGTAAGAAGGCGGTCAAAGTGCAGAAAGAAGGGCGTATGGTGGAATTCACACCGATTAATATTAGTGCGCTGCGCCAGTACATCCAAGAGCTGGAGCAAAAAGTTAATTCTGCAAGTCGTCGGCGTCCGGCTGGGGTGATTTCATGAGTATGGATGTGCAAATTCTGGGTCCAAACGGCATACCAGCCCGGAGCCAAATGAATGGTTTTCAAGGTGCTGGCGCTGGTTTTGGTGGTCAGTTAGCTCAATGGGCTCCATCACTAAAAACCGTAGATGCCGCCTTATTGCCGCAGTTGGATCTGGGTAATGCCCGGACTGAAGATGTGGTGCGGAACAATGCCTTTGCATCGAACGGGGTGCAACTGCATATCGACAACATTGTCGGCCATCTGTTTCGTCTGAGCTACAAGCCGATGTGGCGCAACCTTGGAATGAGTGAAGAGGATGCCCGTGCTTTTGCTCGCGATGTAGAGCAGGGCTGGCTTGAGATAGCAGAAGATGAGCAGGGTTGCTGGTTGGATGCTGAGCGTAAACGAACATTTACCATGATGATTCGTGAAGGTGTTGGCACTCATACTAGTTTGGGTGAGATTACAGCTGCTGCTGAGTGGATTGATCGGCCTGGATCGCTGATTAAAACCGCGATTAAAGTGGTTAGCCCTAAGCGAGTTTCTAACCCTAATGGTCGGGGAAATTCCAACGGGTTAGCCGGCGGTATTGAGACGGATCGCCATGGTGCGGCTGTTGCCTATTGGGTGCGTGACGTTGATCAGAATGCCTTTGGTTACGGTTCGGGTTTTGGTCACAAGTGGAAGCGTATCACTCGTGAAGCATCCAATGGTCGATTGAAGTTTTTGCATATCTTTGAGCCTACAGAAGATGGGCAGAGCCGGGGTGCAAACAAATTCCTTAGCGTACTAGAGCAGATGCATATTCTGCCCAAGCTGCAGAATACCAAGTTGCAAAACACTATTGTTAACGCAATGTATGCTGCGGTGATCGAGTCTGAGCTTGATACTAAATCGGCGATGGAATTGATCGCGGCAGATGGTGGCCAAACAGTTGATAATTTGGTTGCCCCGTTTATGTCGATGATGGGGGCTTATCACGATAACGCCAACATCAAAATGAATGGCGTGAAGATACCGCATCTGGTACCAGGTGAGCGGTTGAATCTTCAGACTTCCGGTAACGTTGATAACGGTTTTGCTGAACTGGAAAGCTCTGTGCTTCGCTGGCTGGCTGCTGGTTTGCATGTGCCATATGAGCCGTTTGCTAAAGACTATCGCAACTCTAGTTACAGTTCGGCCCGCGCATCAATGCTTGAGGGTTGGCGTTACTACATGGGCCGGCGCAAAGTGATTGCCAGTCGATACGCTAGCCAGATTTTCGGGTTGGTGTTTGAAGAGATGCTTCATCGCAAACTAATTACCTTACCGCGTAAAGCGAATCGTGGATTTTACGAAGCTAAAGCCGCCTGGTTAAACGCTAGTTGGATCGGTTCGGGTCGTCTTGCGATCGATGGCTTGAAAGAAGTTAAAGAAGCGGTCTTGCGGATCGAGTCTGGGCTGAGTACTTATGAAAAAGAACATGCGCAGATGGGTGAGGATTATCAGGAAATCTTTGCACAACAGGTTCGTGAGCAAAGGGAGCGCAAGGAAGCAGGTCTACCGCCGCCAAGCTGGATGCAAGTTCAGGCTATGGCGCCTGATGAGTTAGAAGCTGCTGCAGCGTAAACAGAATAAAGCCCGCCTTGTGCGGGTTTTTTAATGTCTGAAATAAGGGGAAGAGTATGAAACGCAAAAACATTTTACGGACAATGGCGGCGTTGCTGCTGGGTACTGGTCAGACCACAAATCGCATTCCGGTTTATCGTCATCAGACTGGGGCTGGTGTTGCTCGGGCTCGATTAGCACCGACCCGCGCCAAGGAGAAAGCGCGCCGTGTTCGGCAGATGGAAAAAGGCATGCTGCCTCGTCCTTCTAACCAACAACAGGTTGCCGCATGAAGAGTTACGCACAACTTGCCGCGCGTGTATTGAATACCCCGCTGCTGGTCGAACCAGGCTATGCGAGAGTGTTTTTTAGCGCTCTGGCTGATCGCCTTCATATTACAGAGCTTGCTGATGCAGATGGTGAGATTCTCACGGGTGAGAAACTGCGCCAGTCGGCTCAAAGCTGGTCATCAGATCGAGCTCGTAACCGGCCTTATGAGTTAGTTGATGGTGCAGCGGTTATCCCTGTGTCTGGCACTCTGACCCATAAGCTTAATCGGCTTCGGCCTTATAGTGGCATGACCGGCTATGACGGCATTATAGCTATGGCCGCAATAGCGCTGGAAGATCCAGAGGTTAAGGGTCTGATGATGGATCTTGATACCCCTGGCGGTGAGGTGGCTGGCTGTTTTGATACGTCGCGGACTCTTCGCCAGATGGCAGATGCAGCCGGCAAGCCGCTCTGGGCGCTGTGTTATGACATGAACTGCAGCGCGGGGATGGCGCTGGCAAGTTCTGCGCATCGCCGCCTGATTACCCAGACAGGTATTGCGGGCTCGGTGGGTGTAGTGATGGCGCATCAGGATATGAGTGGAAAGCTGGATAAAGCAGGCGTCAAGGTTACGCTGATTCACTCCGGTTCGCACAAGGTAGACGGCAACCCTTATGAGTCGCTGCCAAAAACAGTGCTTGAACAATTTCAACAAAATTCAGATCAGCTCCGGCGCGAGTTTGCGCAGATCGTTTCCGATCATATGGGGTTGAGTCTTGAAACCGTATTGGCCACGGAAGCTGCGGTATATCGCGGCCAAGAGGCTATAGATGTTGGCTTTGCTGATGAGCTGGTAAACGGCCATGAAGCAATGTCGATATTCACACAACATCTGTCCACGCAGGGCAGAACAATCTCCATAGGAGCGAGTATGTTTGAACAAGACAAAGATAAATCTCAGGTTGAAACGCCTGAACCGGGTGGCCCTGCGGCGGGAGCTGAAGTGCCTGCGCCTGCGGCTGCAGTCGCAACACAAGCAAGTGATTACCGTGCCGAAGAGCGTGAGCGTATTCAGGGCATTATGAATCATGCAGAAGCAGAGGGGCGTCAGGCACTAGCGAATCACCTGGCGTATGAAACAGAAATGAGTGTTGAAGAGGCGGGCAAAGTTTTGGCTGCTTCAGAGCAATCCACCGCAACCAATCTGGATGCAGGCACATCGCTCGATGCGCTGATGGAAACTGAAGAGCAGCCAAACCTGAGCGCTGATGCGGAAGCAGGTGAAGAAGAGCTGAGTAAAGATCAAAAAATCGCGGCCAGTGCAGTAGCGGCCTACAAAAAAGCAACAGGAGCTTAATAAGCCATGACACCCGAAACAAACACACCAGAGCAGTGGGTAACTGGCTCTGACGCTCCGGCGAATACCGTGGGCACCATCGCTGCAGGTCAGGCTCTGTCGAAGTATGCGCCGATGGGGCAAAACTTAACTACCGGTGAGTTCCATGAATGGGACCCAGCGGCAAATGATGGCACTGAGGTTGCTGTTCGTATTGCGCCATTTGCGATCGATACTACCGGTGGGGCTGCAGATAAGAACCTGATTAAAGCGGGAACTTTCAATCCGGATCTGGTTGCTTGGCCTGGCGGCACAACTGCTGCACAGAAGCTGACGGCCTTTGTTGGCACTCCTATCAGCTTGCAGGGATTGCGCTAAGCGCAGTTTTTGTAGAAATCCTTTTTAATACAGGCCGCTATTGAGCGGCTTTTTTGTGAGAGAAAAAAATGAACGTATTTACTACTACTCAACTGCTGGGCATGCGAGCTGAGCTGCCCAAATTCGTGCCGTTCTTCCTGCAGACGTTCTTCCCGCAGATGATCGAGTTTACATCTAAAGAGATCGCTTTTGATAAAGTGGTTAAGGGTAAAAAACTGGCGCCATTTGTATCACCAATGGTCGCGGGCAAGCCTAACCGTCAAGCGGGTACGACCTTCACTTCATTCTTGCCGGCTTACGTCAAGCCTATGGATGTTGTTGAGCCTGGTCAGTTGCTCACTCGAATGGCTGGTGAGCCTTTGGGTGGCGTGTTGGATGCTGTTCAGCGTCGTCAGGCTGTTGTGGTTGATCTACTGTCTGAGCAGGAAAAATCGATTGACCGGCGTGAAGAGCATATGGCGGTTGAAGCTGTTCTGACCGGTAGTGTTGTCGTTGTGGGTGAAGATTATCCTGAGCAGCAGGTTGATTTTGGCCGCGATCCTGGAAACAACATTGCTCTGCTTGGTGCGGATAAGTGGGACAGTAAGGATGTAAATACCTATGACCCCACTGATGATATGACTGACTGGGCTGATAAGTCGAAGGCTGTGCCGGGGCTGCTTATTTTATCTAAGAAGGGCTGGAAGCTGTTCAGTAAGTTTAAAGCAGTAAAAGACGATATGGATAAAACCAAGCGTGGAACAACTGGTTCTCTACAGCTTGGTCCGCAACTGGCTAACGTTGTGCAGTACAAGGGTACTTTTGGTGAGTACGAGGTTTATGTATACGCTGGCAAGTACGATGATGATGATGGTGTTGAGCAGGAATTCATGCCAGGTACCACGATGGTGATGGCGCCAGCTGGTTACCAGGGTGTGCGTTGCTACGGTGCGATTCAGGATGCTAAAGCTAATGCTGATGGTGTAGTTGCAACCAGCCGTCATCCTAAGAACTGGTTTACCGATAACCCATCAGTTGAAAACCTGATGACTCAGTCGGCTCCTCTGCCGGTCACTCCAACTCCAAACGACTTTGTTGTTATCGAGCTGGCATAACCATTTGATGAATAAGGCTCTGCGGATGTAGGGCCTTTTTTTTAAGAACTGAAAACAGGAAATCATCATGGGCAGAAAAGTTACATTGTATATCGTGAAGAAAACAATTCAGTACTCAGAAAAAGAGAAAGAGTCAGTCACTGTATTGCCGTCGGATAAGCCTCAGAAGCTACCTGCTGCCATCGCTAAGGAGGCGGTTGCAAAAGGTCTGGCTGAAAAGTATGTCGAGCCAGCTGCTGAAAAGCCTGGTTCCGAAGAGTCCGGTTCCGAAGAGTCCGGTTCTGAAGAGTCCGGTTCTGAAGAGTCCGGTTCTGAAGAGTCTGGTTCTGAAGAGTAGTAATTCGGGAGCGGTGGTGTATGTCTGAGTTTGATGAGTTGATGGCTGAGGTTGATCAGACGATCTGTGAAGAGCTGGGTATGCCTTGCAGTTATAAGCGAGGGGAAAGCTCGGTTGAAACAAATGTGATTATTGATCGGAATCTTAAGGTGCTATCGAGTGATGGCTACACCACTGTAACTCAAACGCACGCCAGCTTGCCTAAGCCTGTAATGGGTTGCTTGGAAGGTGATGAAGTTATCGCCGGAGCTGAGCGTTTTATTGTGGTGGATACCCTGGAAGATGATAACTCAAGTGTTCGCTTGGTTGTTCGTTTTGCGGGTGCTGTCTGAGCTAAGTGGTGAATTGAATGGCTGAGAAAAAAGATAAAACCATGAGCGGTTTAGTCGCGGTTGGGCATGTCACATTTGAAAATGTGGCGTACGGGCCTGGAGAGAAAAAAACAAATCTGCCAGCGGTACCGGAAGCGGTGGGTAAGTCGTTGCTCGCCGCAAAGGTTGTGGTGAAAGGTGGCGGCGATGCTGGCGGTTGATCGGCGTAAGCAGATTCGGGATGCGCTGAAGTCTGAGCTGCAGAGTCAGTTGGCTGAGTTGCCGACGTTGCAGGTATTTACCCAGCAGCGGGCGCGGGTTGATGAGGGGGTTGAGCACTATATCAATATCTTCTTTTTTAAAGGAGATGTTAGCCGGCGCACTTATGAGTCTCGTGGGGATAATGCGGATTTGGTTATTCAAATCAGCACAGTTCTGAGTGATGCGGTAGAAGATCATCTGGATAGCATTGGCAAAAACGTTGAAATCTATTTGGCTGCGAATCCGTATTTAGGTGGGTTGCTGGATGATTCATCGCTGCGGGAATGGCGCTACGGCATGGATGAGAACACTGGGCATTCCTGGCTTGGGTTGGTCTATAAAGTAAATTTTGAAACTGAGTCTTAAATAGGCTTTGGGAGAAAAGAAATGAATGGATTTGGAACTACGTTCTGGCGTGAAAATGTCTCAAATGTATTTGAGAAGGTGGCCGGTATTCGTAACTTTGGTGAGCAGGAAGCGACTGCGGACACGCATGAAACCACTGAAGTTGATCAGGATGATAACTATAAAACGTTTGATGGTGGTCTGATTGATCCGGGTGAGTTTGAGCTTGAGTTGACCTGGAAGGATCGGGCAACCGCTGATGCTGCGCATACAGGCTTGTTGGATGATTTGGGTAAGCTTGGCCGCTTTCAGACTCGTCTACCAACAGCAGGTAAAACCAGTTTTACTTATGACGCTGTTGTTACATCGATCGGTGAAGCGTTCCCGGTGGAAGGTGAGATTGCCCGTAAGGTTAAATTTAAGCGTTCCGGTAAGCCGGTTGAGGGAGTGTGGACCTGATGGGTATTTTTGATGCGCCCCCTCTGGCCAATGCGGAATTTGATGTAGCGGGTCAGACGGTGGTGCTTTATGAGCTGACTGGCGCGCTGTATCAGGAGCATATTCTATCTGCAGATGCGCTTGAAGCCTGGGCTGAGTTGCAAGCAAAGCAGGCAGATGATGAGCTCCCTGAATCGGTGCAGCAGGATGAAGAGTCTTCGGAAGTGGATTACGTGTCTCGCTATGAATACGGCAAGGCGTTGGTTGATAGCAAGTATACCTGGTGTGCTTGTGCGCTTGCTCCTGGCTACCCTGAAAAGTCCGTCGCAGATATTGAGGCTGAGCTGCGGCTTTCATTGTCGAGCAGTGTGCTTAATGAAATGTATGAAAAGGTCGCAGAGCTGAATGGTCTGGGTGCTGTAAAAAAGGATTCCCCCGACGAAAGTTTATCCACCGATTAGCCGGTCTTGCCGGGGTTCCGTTTCTTAAAAGTTGGTTGGCGTGCTTGCCGATGAGCGAGCTGGTTGAGCGGTACGCTTACTATGAAGAGGAGCCCTGGGGCTGGGAGGTGGAAAACTTCCGTATGGGGCAGGTGTGTGCCACGATGGCTCAGGTGCATGGTTCTAAAATGAAACCGGCTGAATTTTATCCGGACTATCAGCCCGAAGTGAAACAGGCAGCGACAGCTGAGGATATTGAGTCCTTCTTTCGGAAAATGTGTTAAATGCCCGCTAGTGCGGGTTTTTTTATGGGTGATCTATGTCGAGTGAAGCGGCAAAGCTGGTAGTAAAGCTTGTTGGTGAAAACGCTGAATTAAGAAAAGCGTTTGATGAAGCCGGGCGGGATGGTCAGCGTTTTGGTTCCGGTATTGCGAGGAGTGCCAAGGCGGGTGCTGCCGGTGTGGCTGTGCTGGCTACCGCTGCGGTAACTGCGGCTACAGCGATTAACATGATCGCCCGGGAAAACGCAATGCTGGGGCGCGAGTTGCAGGCGCAATCGGTTGCTTCGAACCTCTCGGTTCAGGCGATTCAGGAGATTGGTTATGCCACTCAGTCTGTGGGCATTGATGCGCAGAAAGCCGGTGATATCTTTAAGGACTGGCAGGACAAACTGGGTGATTTTCGATCTACCGGGGCTGGAGAGTTTGCTGATTTCTTTGAGCAGGTTGGCGATAAGGTCGGCCTGACTGCTGATGAACTGGCTCGCATGGCGGGTCCTGATGCGTTGATTGCTGTTAAGAGCGCAATGGATGATGCCAATATCAGCGCTGATCGCCAGGTGTTTTATCTGGAGTCTCTGGCGGATGATGCCTCTAAGCTGGCGCCGCTGCTTGAAAATAATGGTGAGCAGTTCCGTAAGATGGTGGAGCGCTACCGTGAAATGGATGTGGCGCTGTCTGATTCTGAGATCGAGAAGTTCAAGCAGTATGATCAGGATGTAAGGGATTTGCAGCTAGCCTGGGATTCTCTTTCCCGGGAAACGGTTATTCCATTTGTAGGGCTTCTGGCTAAAGGGGCTCACTGGATGGAGGAATTGTTTGGTACATCCAGAACTGAGCGAATGTCTGATATTCAGGAGGAGCTGGCAGGGCTTACTGAAGAGATTGCCGATTTAGAAAAGAATGGTAAGAAGTATGGCGGTGGTATAACCGGCATGCGGGATGCCATGATGGGTGATACTCGTAGCAAAGGGGAGCGGTTGGCTGAGCGAAGAGCACAAGTCAGACAGCTTCAGCGTGAGTATAAAGAGCTGCAGGAGCAGATGGGTAACACTGCTTCCGGTTCGCTTGTTGAAGGGTATGTTGCGCCTGAGCTTGATCCTTTGTCGGGGAATGCTGGGGATCAGTTGCAAAAACAGCGGGAGGTGGGTGCTTCTTACCTTCAGCAGCTAGATGTTCAGTTTGCTGATGAGCAGGGGCGGTTGCAGCTTCAGCATCAGGCGCGGCTGGCTAAGATTGCAGAAATGCAGATCTCTGAAGCTGAGCTTAAGCGCAGAGGTTTTGAGTCTGTTGAGCAGTTGCGGGCGGAGTATGAGCAGCGTTCGGCGCAGCAGTATCAGGATCAATTAGATGCGATTCGGCAGCGTGAAGATGACAGGGCTTTGCAGGATTTTGAGCGGGCGCAGCAGCAGTGGCTGACTAAAGAGGAAGTCGAGCGGGCTGCTTATGAAAATCGGCAGTTGATGATTGATGATGCACTGTCGCGTGAGCTGATCGGTGAGCAAAAGCATCAGGCCAGCAGTTTAAAAAACTGGGCAGCTTATCAGAAGAAACTGGCTGCGCTTGAGGCGAAGAAGAGCGCAGAATTGCTGCAGGGTGGAGCGCAGTTATTTGATGGTCTGGCGGGGTTGTCTAAGACCTTTGCCGGTGAGCAATCCGGTTTGTACAAAGTTATGTTTGCGGCTAGTAAGGCGTTTGCTATCGCAGAATCTATTATCAAAATCCAGCAGGGTATCGCCAATGCAGCGGCGTTGCCATTCCCAGCTAACCTTCCAGCAATCGGTACCGTAGTCAGCGCCACTGCCGGCATAGTCGGCACGATTCAGGGTACTAACCTACAAGGTATGGCGCACAGCGGGATGGACTACATCCCGCGAGAGGGCACCTGGTTGCTTGATAAGGGTGAGCGTGTGTTGTCACCACGTCAGAATGCCGATTTTACCGCGGCCATGAAGGGTGGTGGTATGGGGGGTGGGGTGCAAGTAATTGTGCAGCCCCTGGCGGATAGCAGTAGCGAGTGGCAGGAGAGTCGGGAGCAGCATGACGGCCAGACGGTGGTGATGTTGCGTGAAGTGGCAATCAGCGCTGTTCGTGAAGATATTCATAGCGGCGGTGAGTTGTCTGGTGATTTTCAGTCCGTGTTTGGATTACAACGTCAGGGGGCGTGATGAGTATACCAATTTTTTGCCCTTCGGGGCTGATTGAACCACTACTGTCGGGTTATTCCGCACAGGATAAACCAAAAGTAACCCGGCTTCAGATGGAGGTGGGTGAAGCGCGTGAAACTTTGCTGGCTCAACACCAGGGCGGCGAGGTGCGGTTTAATGCGCTGTTTGATAATGATCGGCGGCGTGAGTTGATGGTCTTTTACCGTCAGGAGCTAGCTTACGGCACGGTCTGGTTTTCGTTGCCGGTCGATACCGGTGACGGGCTAATCGAACACCGCGTTAAATTCTCAGGAGCTCCGCAGTGGCGTAAAACTGGTCGCTTATGGCAGGCGGCTATCCGATTAGAATTCTCACAGCCCGAATACACTTGGGAGTAAATAAATGTCGCGTACTTTAACAGGCACACTTAAGTCGCCAACGAGCGCTGTGTTGCCGAATACTGTTTTGATTTTGGAGGCGCTGCGGTCTGAGTCGAGCGGGCTGGTTGAGGGCTCAGATTGTGAAATTGTCACCGATGGCGCGGGTGCGTATAGCCAGGCGGTGGAGTTTGGGTATTACTCGGTGCGGGTTGTTTATGCGGGTATTCCTCGCCACCTGGGGAATATTTCAGTGGCGGCTGGCGGTAGCGTCTCAATTAATTCGCTTCTGAGCGTGAGCACGCTCCCCGATCCAACTCAGGTATTGTTGGACCAGATCGCGGCAGAGCGGTCAGCAGTTGAGCAGGCGGCAAGCCAGGCGGCGGTTGATGCCAGCACGGCGACCACCCAGGCCGGCATTGCGACTACAAAGGCGGGCGAAGCCGCGGGCAGTGCCACGGCGGCGGCCGGCTCAGCGAGCAGCGCGTCCACTGACGCTGGCACAGCTACCACTCAAGCCGGTATTGCGACCACAAAGGCGGGTGAAGCGGCGGGCAGTGCCACGGCGGCGGCCGGCTCAGCGAGCAGTGCATCCACTGACGCTGGCACAGCTACCACCCAGGCCGGTATTGCGACCACAAAGGCGGGAGAAGCCTCTGAAAGTGCCGGCAATGCATCAGCTTCTGAAACAAATGCGCAGGCCTGGGCGGAGGGTACGTTGCCCGGTGGTGCAGGCACTAAGTCTGCAAAAGAACATGCGGAGGATGCTGCCGCTACGCTAGCGTCGAAGGCTGACACTACGTATGTGGATGCGCAGCTTGCGGCTTTGGTTGCATCGGCTCCTGCTGCGCTGGATACGCTGAATGAGTTGGCGGCGGCGCTGGGGGATGATCCGAATTTTGCTACTACTATTGCGGCACAGGTCGGGGCGAAGGCTGACACCACGTATGTGGATACTCAGGTACTTAAGGCAAAGTCAGGCCGGAAGAACTACCTGATTAACAGTGGCTTTGATGTCTGGCAGCGCGGGGTTTCATTTAGCGCGAATGGTTACACTGCTGATCGTTTTATCTGCAACAACTTCTCTGGGTCTGTTACGAAGAATGGAGCGGGACTTAATAATCCACAAGGCTTCACCAATCACTTGTCCTTAACCAAGACCGCTGGCCAGGATACCCAAACCATTCAACGAATGGAAATTGAACAGAATAAAGCCAAGCAACAGCTGAACGGGCGTACATTTACCTTTAGCGCTTACGTGCTCTCGGATGTAGCGAACTTTATAGAAAACATCTTCATCATAAAATATGGTGTTGCGCCGAATTCTAATGAGGTACGTGACTTAGTTATCACTAAGAATAACGTGGCAGATCAGTGGAGTCGGATTGAAGCGACTATTACGATGGATTGGGTGTATGAAGATGGGGACGCCATTGAAGTAAGGGTAGACCCTAGCAATGGCTTGGCAGGCACCATCCACACTACCGGCTGGCAGTTTGAAGAAGGCTCCCAGGCGACAGACTTTGAATACCGGCCTATCGGTGAAGAACTGGCGTTGTGTCAGCGGTACTACTTGGGTACTCGGTATGTGCGTATGACTATGTCATCCACAAAGTATTTCAGCACTTCGATATTCTTCCCGGTAACTATGAGAGCAACCCCAGCCGTGAGCGTACATGACGGGAGTGGTAATGCGGGGAAGTACACAGCGGAAAATGGGGGCGCAAACCAGGCAATTGCAGGTGGCTCGTTGACCGACGGTGTACGGGATTCAGGATTCCAGGTGGACGCGATAGCCAGTGGTGCACTTTGCTACTGGGCATACATTGAATACACAGCAGACGCGGAGCTTTAACCATGAACATTCAAACCGTCAAACTGCAACAAAGCGGCTACCTGGTTAACGGTTCGCTGTCCGTCCCAGCAGACCCGGCCAACCGTCACTATTGGCTGGTTCAGGAATGGATCGATGATGGCAACTCTCCAGAGCCTGAATTCTCAGAGGCAGAGCTACTAAAAAATGCTAAAAGCTCCGCCGAGCTTCAAATACAGCAAAAAGCTAGCGCTATTCGTCAGCAAATCGCTGGTGTCGCTGATCAATATAAAACCGCTGGCTGGACGGATAGGGCGCGTCGAGCTGAACGTATAACAGCGGGCGTACCATTACCGAAGGATATTGAGATTGTGCAGGCCGAGGCTGACCGTAGAGGGCGGGGAGAAACGGTTGATATGCTGGTCGCGATCCACTTGGTGAAAGCGGCTAAATATGCGGAGGCTTTATCGGTCATTGATGGTCTGGAGTCTTCAGCTGTTGCGGCGGTGAATTCAAAAAACAGCCCGGAAGAAATTGCTAATCTGCTGGTTGAGTTAGAACAGGTTGCCGAAACTGAGTTGGCTTTACTGCTGAATAGCTAAGGGGGGGCACTGATGTGTTTATCGGTGGATATTATCCTGCCGGAAAAATGGTGGCAGCCGGCTAAGTATCGCCTACTGAATGACCTGAAAGTTAACGGCAAGGTTGTTCCAGCAGGCTTTATCTCTGACGGAGCGACGGTTCCACGGCCAGCCTGGCCAATATTTCCACCTATCGGGCGGTATGCCCCGCAAGCTTTTTTGCATGATTATCTATTGACTGTTTGGTCGCGGAAAAATGCTGATTATGCGTTTCTGGATGCGCTGCGTAGTGAGGGTATTTCACCCTGGCGTTATTGGACTATGTTCGGGGCAGTGCGGCTGTTTTCAATTATTAAAGGCGGGTAATTATGTCTGACTGGACTGATGTGGAGCGGGAAGCGATGGCGCGGGCGGCGCCGGGAGATATTGAGGTGTGGGCACTGGAACTTCGCCATTCAACATTTCCGGGCGGTGTTTACCGGTATGTGGCTTATACTCGCGATTTAGATCTTCCGCTGGAGGCTATTGCGCCGCTCAATGCGGGCGAAACGGTCACACATATCGCGATGCCGTTTGAAACTAAGCCGTCAGCTATGAGTAGCCAGCCTGGCGCGACTATGAAAGTCTCAGTTAATGCCATTGGTGGGGCGGCAGAGGATAAGCTGGCTGCGGCTAATGCAACAGTAGAGATTATCGAGGCAACTGTCCGTTCCTATGATGTGAATGTATTAGGTCACCAGGTTATCCGTCGGATGCAGGCAATACGCCAGCAGGTGCGTCATATCACAAACAATGGCGGACGACTTGAGCTGACACTGGGTAGACCAAATGCGGCAAACTCAGCATTTCCTTCTGTTCTTCATACACCTGAAAGTAACCCTGGATTAATTCAATGACTATTAACCACGTTCCCTATCTTGGGCGGGCGTGGGTAGAAGCTGAGCATGAGTGTTGGGATCTGGTACGGCAGGTATTGTTTGATCAAGCCGGCGTTAGGTTGCCGCGTGTTGAGTGCGATACTCGGTCAGTGGAAGCAATCGCGCATGAGTTTAATACTCATCCATTGACCGGTGCATTTGACCGGGTGCAGATTCCGCAGCCACTCGATGTTGTTTCAATGCGGCGTTACGAAAATTTCGACCACATAGGCATCTTTACCGGCGCTTTGATTCTTCACTGTGATCGAAATACTGGCACTATCGCCCAATCCGTTTTTGACCTTTCGGCCTCCGGGCTTACTGTACTGGGATACCACCGATTAAATGAAGATTATCTATCGAAAATCGCCTGTCGATGATTCGCAGGTTGAATGCTACGAAGTGCGTGCAGGTCAGTATTTTGATAACTGGCTGCAGCGTTCAGGCGTGTATCAGCAGTTTCTAACTTGCCCAACTGTAGTGACTCGAAACGGCCAGCCTTTGTTGAAAGCGGGTTGGCATTTTAAGCTACAGAAAAATGATGTGATTATTTTGCAGGCTATTCCGAGAGGTCCTGCGCTGGCTGCAGTTGGTACATGGATCGCAGCAAACTGGGTGGTCGTTGCATCAGTGGCATTGTCGCTTGCGGCAACAGCGCTGCTGACACCTGGAATGCCTGATTTTCGTCCACCTGGCTCAGATATGCCTTCGGCTAGTCCGACTTATAATATCGAGTCGCGTGGCAACCGTGCCAGACTGGGTCAGCCAAAGCCGGTAGCGTATGGCTCGCCGCGTGTCTGGCCGGATATGGCAAGTCTGCCATATACGGAATACATCCATAACAGCCAGTTCCTATATCAGATCTTTGAGGTGAAGCAGGGGCCGGCTGATATTGATGTGGACTCAATGCGGTTTCACAACACGCCGTTGACAGCATTTGATAGCTTCCAGGTTGAGGTATTGCAGCCGGGCGAGCATTCAACCCTCTATCCGACGGAAGTTGTAACAGCGGGCGAGGTGTCCGGCCAGTCTATCGGAACGGAGCTAGGGCCGTATGTTGCGAATGCTGCTAACACTGTAGCAACCCGATTGGGGATTGATATTACGGCTAACGGTGGTTTGTGGTCGCAGAACGATCAAGGTGATATGCGTACCCAATCAGTTCAGTTTCGTATCGAGGCGCAGCAGCTGGACCAGAATGATACGCCGGTAGGTAACTGGATTGTGTTAGGCACTGAGCATATCTCAGGTGATCATCCGACTGCAGTGCGGCGTTCGTTTTATTATGCTGTTGATCCGGGGCGTTACCAGGTAAAAGTAATCCGTGTATCGGGTGACTCAAACAGCACTAAGGTGCGTGATGAGATCGAGTGGGAAGCGTTGCGGGCGTATCTGCGGGATGAAGACCAGCCCAGCACTATGACTCGGGTGGCGGTGCGAATCCGGGCGACTAATGCCATAGCGAATGAAGTGGTCCATAAATTTAATTGTGTGCCTCAGTGTAAAACGCCGGTTTGGGATCCTGTTACTGGCTGGAGTGTGCCGGTCTTAACAGCTAATCCCGCCTGGGTGTTTGCTGATGTTGTGCGGGCAAGCTACGGCGGG